AGACCGTGATCGCGGTGGCGCTGCTGAAGAAGTGGCCTGGCAAGCGCGTGCTGTGGGTCGCGCATCGGATTGAGTTGTTGCGGCAGGCCGTCGACCAGCTGAAGGCGGCGGGCGTTCCGGGGCGCGACATCGGCATTCTGAGTGGCCCCGACAAGGCGAACCCAGGCGCGAGAATCCTGGTGGCCAGCATCGACATGATGCGCTCGCAGCCGTGCCCGAAGGTCGACGTGATTGTGGTCGACGAGGCGCACCGTGTGATGGCGGAGAGCTACTTGGCGCTGATTCGGAAGCGGCCGAGGGCGATCGTGTTGGGGTTGACGGCGACAGTTTGGCGCCTTGACGGTGAGCCGCTGGGTGATGTGTTCGACGCTATGCGCGTCATGGCCGAAGCGTTCGAGCTGATCCACGACGGCTGGATCGCTAGGCCCGTCTGCTATGGCCTGCCCGACGACAAGGCGCGCTCACTCACGAAGGGCGTCACGGCTGGCAAGGACTTCGCTCAGGGTAAGCTCAGCAAGGCAATGAGCAAGCTGCCGCTCATGGGCAACACGATCAGCGAGTGGAAGCGACTTGCCAATGGCAAGCGAACAATCGTCTTCGCGGTCAATCACGAGCACGCGGCGAAGCTGTTCAAGCGCTTCAAGCGCGCGAAGGTGGCCGTCGAATACCTGCGCGACAACATCGGCAACGATGGGCGCAAGGGGGCGCTGAAGCGACTGGCGAGCGGCAAGACGCGCGTCATAGTGAACGTGGATGTTTTGTCCGAGGGCTACGACTGCCCGAACGTCGAGTGCATCGTGATGGCCAGGCCGACTAAGAGCCTGACGCGGTTTCTTCAGCAGTGCGGGCGCGACGCGCGCCCGAGCGGCAAGTGGATCGTTATCGACCACGCAGGCAACGTGCAACGCTTCGGGTATCCTGATACGCCGAGGGATTGGTCGCTGGAGGACGTGGCGACGGCGGCGGGGAGCGGCTCGGCCCCGACGAAGACGTGCTGCAACGATGCGTGTCGCTATCAGATGCCGACTGGCTGTCGCGAGTGCCCCGAGTGTGGGGCGGAGCAGCCACTGAGTGAGCGGGAGTTGAGTGAGAAAGAGGCGGAGTTGAAGAGGCTGGAACGGAGCAGCATGGAGCGCGCGGCGTTGGATAAGGCAATTCGAGCACTGTCGAAGCAAAAGCGATTGCCAGCGAGTTGGATCGCGAAAGTTTTGGAGAGGATCGCGGCTTGAATCCCAAGCGGTGCGCACAATGCAAAAGACCATTCACGGTAGCGAAGCCGTCAGAAATGCGCTCGCGCATGTATTGCTCGCGCGCATGCGCATACGCGGCGAGGGTTGTGGCCTTTTTTCCCGAATGTCAGGCGTGCGGCTCCAAGATCCTGGGGCCAGGGCGAGCCAGAAGGCGGTTCTGCTCAAGAAAGTGTTATTCGGCGGATAAAAGGAAAGAGCTAAAGAGGAGCAAGGTCTGTGGACATTGTCGCACTGCGTTCATTCCGAGTTCGGCGATCGCCGTCTATTGCTCACGCGAGTGCTTTTATGCGCTGCGACGCGGGCGTCACGCGACAGAGAAACGGTGCAAAGACTGTGGCGACATGATGACAGCCAATGAATATAGAAATATTAGTACGTTCGCGTGCCGCAAGCGTTGTCGCAGTTGTCAGTTTGGATTGGTAGATGTCTTAGGCGCGAAGCTGGCCTTATCGGAGTTGGCGAAAGTGGTCAATGTATGTAGGAGCACATTCAAGGCCCGGCTGCGAGCAACAGGAGATGTATTTGCGGCACTCAAGATTGGTCCGTCTCGGAATGCTTGCGCGCAACACGAACGAAATAGGTTTCGTTCAATGACATAGAAAAGCCCCGCTGACTTTCGTCTACGAGGCCTTCCGCCGATTGCCGCCGGCTCGGAAGGAACTGTAGCACGATGGACCATGGACAAACAAGCGCGCCCGAGCTGGACTCGGACGTGCGCGCAAGGCCGGCGCTTAGCATGGGCAGCATTGCCCGGTACTTCGAGACCTCAGAGCGCTCAGCCAGTGCCTCGAACTACCTCGATATGTGCGAGCAGTCGGTGAAGATCTCACACGCGAGCGTGGAGTGCCGAGCGTGCGGCGGGCTCGGGTTCATGCAGCTCAGCGGCGACAGCCTGCGGCTGCAATACCGCATGTTGGCGCGCGAGACCGACCCGGACAAGAAGGCCCAGCTTAGGGACACGCTCTCCAGGGAGAGCCACTGCAAGGTGTGTAGCGGCAGCGGTTACACCACACAGCGCCGAGCCGACAGGGCGGCGGCAATGGACAGCATGTGGACCACCGTCAAGTGCAGCCGGTGTCGGGGTTGCGGCGAGACATTCCCGCCGAACGACGTCAGCGCCGAGCGGGAGGATCGCTGCCTGAAGTGCGAGGGTCTGACCTACATCGTTCCCGTAACGGTCAAGGAGAAGGGCAGCACGAAGCATGGCAAGCCGCCCAAGCGCGAGGCCGACAGCGCGAGCGACGAGGCCGCCGGCTCCTCGGAGATCCATGCGGTGAGCAACTGGGTCGATGAAGACGCGATGGTCGAGCAGGGGCGAATCGGCCGGGAGCTCGAGGCCATTCGACGCAGCGACCCGCTCATGGGTGCCTGTATCGCCTCCTATCACGGCAACGACGGGGCGAAATGGGGCCCACACAAGTGGGGCCGGCAGTTCTCACTTTGGCAGCACACCCAGGCCGGGATCCGAATCGCCAACGAGAGCGCCATCAAGTCCAAGGCTGGCCACAACTACCTGATGAAACCCCTGGACCTGATCGCCAATGAGCGCGACGCAGACCTCCGTGGCGGCGCTGAGGGGCGATCGAGCAAGGAGGGTCGACACCGTGCGGCGCTTCTCACGCAGGCCGACAAGCAGGCCCGTGAGTTGTTCGCGCGCATGCAGCGGGCCATCAACGGCAACGAGGAGGCCGCTTGAGCCAACCCGACGTGCCTCCCTACATCACGCCCCGGGATATCGCCACGGCCTGCCGCATGAGCCGGAAACGAGCGCAGTCGATGCTCAAGCGAGCTGGCATCCTGGAGCGAATCGGAGAGCGCTGGTGTGTCGGCGAGAGCCAGCTTCGAGAGCGACTTCCGGAGATCTACGACCGGCTGTACGCGTCTATCGCACTCGGCCCCGAGAGGGCCCAAGCGGGCCACTAAGGAACCAAACGGGCCTGACGCGCCGCGCAGTCATAGAGGGTAGGGACACGGGTGTACGCGCCCGGATACGAGAAGCCCTGACGAGCCCCACAAGCCAACCGCCGACATCAGGCCACCGGCTCGGCTCGAACAACGACCCCGACCGAATCGAGCCCTCTCTTGGGCACCCAGACACAAACCTTCCCGACTCCGAAACGCATCATCCTCGCCCCAAGACTCCGGCTGCCCCGCCGGCTGAGACTCGTCGCTAGCCGCGAAGAGACCAGGAGGCAGGAGGTGGAGAGGGAGTTTCGACTGGTTCAGGAGATGGGGAGTTGGGGTCGATGACCGCGATCGCCGACGACAGCAGGCGGACAAGCTAACAGCGCGAAAGCGCTCCCAACGTCGGACGCGACGGTAAAAACACGGTTGCAAGGGAGCACAGTAGCCATGCGTGGTTCACTCACGCCTGAAGAAACAGAGGTCGAGTTCCGCAAGCACTACCTGGCAACAGGGAACGCGAGTGGGGCAGCTCGAGCGGTAGGGTTGTCGCCCAGCACGGGCAACGACCTGGCCAAGAAGGCGAATGCGGATGCTGCTTTCGTCGAAGCTCGGCAGCAAATGTATGCACGCGCGCTGCCTGACGGTGAGCGCATGCTGTTCGCTGGTTTGGAGCTCGCACTCGAGCGACTGAACAAGGAGCCGCCGGACCTCGAGAAGCTAGCGATGCTGGCTGGCGACGGCGGCAAGATCTCCTTTCAGGACGCCGGCCCCGCGTACCTCCGCAGCATGGCCGCCGTGGTCGACGTGCTGACGAAGATCCGCAAGATCGACAAGCCCGACGGACCTGCCGAGACGCAGCGGATTGAAGTTGTGTTCACGGACGGGGAGCCAGAAAAGGAACCCGACCCGGAGGGTGGGGCTGCGGCGCCAGTCGCCGCGTGAGCGCCCGAATCGTCTTCAACGCGCCTCAGTCGCGCGTGATGCGGGCGGTGAAGCCTGGGCGAACGGTGACGCTGGCCTTCGGGCGCGGCGTCGGTAAGTCCTGGTTCGTTCGTCGGCTCTGCTACTTGCTGGTCTCCCAATGGGAGCACAAGGAGCGCTGGACTCCGGACGGCCCGATGCGCGGCATCCGGATCGTTTTCCTGCTGCCGACGTTCAAGCAATTCAAGGACGTTCACTCGCGCGCGATGCTCAATGAGCTAAGCGGCGCGTTTGCGATGCTCGGCGCCAAGGTCGACGGAACGACCTACACGGTCACGTTCCCCGGCGGCTCAAGCATTCAAGTTTTTCCAGCTTCGGAGCATGGTGGGCAGCGCGCCCGCGGCATCCGGGCTGACGTCGTGCTTCTCGACGAGGCCGACGACATCGACGGGTCTGTATTCGACGGCGTGGTGACTCCGTGGTTCACGGAGCCCTGGTCGCTGAAGATCAAGATCGCTAGCGGCACGCCGAAGCGCGGCCGGCACGGGCTGCTCTTCAAGCTGTTCGAGGCCGGCCGACGCGGCGCCAAACTCCGATCGGGCTCGTTCCCGGAAGAGACGGCCACCCTTTCGGAGGCCGAGCGTGACGCCCTCTGTTCCTTCTACGCGATCCACGCGACGTACAGGGACGCGCCCGAGAACGTAGACCAGCGCACCGTCGAAGCCGCGCGCTTCACGATGCCGGCGAGCACCTTCGCTCGCGAATATGAATGTGATTTCGACGCAGGCGAAGGCCTTGTCTACCCATTCGACGAAGCCCACCACGTACGCGAGCCGCCTCCCCTCCCCACCTTCCGCGAGTTCATCGTCGGAATGGATCACGGCTGGGTCGACGCGGGCGTTCTGCTCCTGATCGGCATCCAAGGTCACGGCGAGGACGCCACGGCCTGGGCTCTCGAGGAGTGGTACGAGACCGAGTGCCCGAACAACGTTTGGGACGAGCGAGCGGCGGCTTGGAACTTCGCAACGTTCTGGCCTGACCCTTCCCGGCCCGACCGCATCGCGACGCTACGGGGCATGGGCCTCGACTGCCGCGAGCTACCATCAGACGTCAAACCGATCCTCTCCGGCATCTCTCGCGTCGCCGAGATGATGTTCATCCGAACGACTGAGACAGGCGAACGCTGGTCGCGGTTGTACGTGGCGCCAGCCTGCAAGAACTTGATTCGTGAGCTTGGGCTGTACCGTCGAAAGAAACTCCCGGATGGGACCTTCGATGAGCAGCCGGAAGACAAGAACAACCATGCCTGTGACGCGATTCGTTATGGGCTTTCTGGTCGCTTCGGGCGACCCGTCAACTACCGCCACACCGCTTCAGGCCGATGACACAGCTCGAAGGCTACGAAGCGGCGCAGCGGGCCGTCATCGCCAACACCTCGCTCCGTAGCCGGCGCCTCGCCGAGCTCGAGCGCTGGGTCGACGGCACGCAGTACGACCATCGCTCTAGCTGGTGGGACGACAGCAAGCCGCTCTGGGAGCGCGCGCCCTGCATCGTCTACCCGGTCGCACAGATTGCCATCCAGTCCAACGCTGATCTCGTTCTCGGCGAAGGCCGCTTCCCGAGCTTCAGCTCGAAGCCTGGTGAGAATGAAGGCGACGAGGACAACGGGCTCGACGAGAGGTCGTCTCAGATCCTCGACCGTTTCATTGTCGAATACCACCGACTCTGCCGCTTCCGAGCCCACGCGCGGTTCGCGTTCTCGGCAGCCCAAGGCTGCGGCTCGGTGCTGGCCGTCCACGGCGCTCGAGCTGGTCGACCTCACGCTGACGTCATTCCAGCGAAGTGGGCCACGCCAAAACTTGACTCCTTCGGCGCCGTCGAAAGCGTCGAAATCCGCTACCCCTACGTCGAGGAATACCAGAAGCGGACCGGTGGCTGGGCCGTTCGGGCTCGCCTCTATCGCCGCGTGATCGACGCGGCTCGTGACGTCACCTACCTGCCCGCCGACGCCAACGAAAGTGGGCTTGAGCCGAGCTGGCAGGAAGACGCCGCTCTCTCGGTCAAACACAACCTCGGGTTCTGTCCGGCCATCTGGTACGCCCACATGCGAGGCTGCGTGCCAGTCAATCAGATCGACGGCGTAGCGCTTCATGCCCACGTGCTCGATGAGATTCAGGCCCACGACATCGCGCTGAGTCAACGCCACCGAGGCGCGCTCCTGAGCGAGCCGCAGATCGTCGAGATCGGCGTGAGTCCTGGGTACAGCCCGACGGAACTCGGTCGGGCCCCGGCCGTTCCGGTCAGCGCCCAGGGCGGCAAGCTCAGTGCGTCTAACCCCGAGATTCGGGGCGCCGGTTACGCCGACACGAGCACGCCGCAGGCCCGTAAGAAAGGGCCCGGCTACCCGTGGCAGTACACGAACGAGTCGACCAAAGTCTCCATGCTCACCTACCCAGGTGATGCCCTCAAGGCCCAGGACGACAACGCCAAAGACCTCGCGCAGAAGCTGCAAGAGGCGCTGGGCGTCGTGTTCTTGGACCCAAACAACATTCGGTTTGCGGCGACGACATCTGGCAAAGCGCTACAGGCGATCAAGCAAAAGCAGATCGACCGCTGCGACGTCTACCGCGACGACTTCGGTGACAACTTCCTGATGCCGTCGGTTGACATGCAGCTTCGAATCGCCGCGACGCTCAAGGGCGGCCTGCGCGTCCCGGGCAGCGCCAAGGTGGTGCCTGTGCTCGCGAAGTTCACTGCCGAACAGGCGGCGTAGTCGTGGCCTGGACGTCGCCGTCTCTCCAATTGCGCTGGGGATCGTACTTCAAGCCCGATCCCGCCGAACAGAAGCAAGTAGTCGACATGGTCCGCGCCGCCCTAGCGGGCGACGGCGGCGCCATCATCACGAAGCGAATCGCGGTCGAGCAGATCGCCGACATCTTCGGGATCGAGAACGTCGAGGCCGCCATCGAGGAGATCGAAGCCGAGGAGGCCGACCGTCAAGCCAAGGCTCTCGAGCAGACCAAGGCCGAGGCAGCCAGCTTCCACGGCATGACCGGAACCGATGCTCCTGACGACGGCGGAAAAGAAGCAGGCGGAGCAAAACCGCAAGCGTCTGCTGGCGACTGAGATCGCGGTCGTTGGTCTTCTGCTCACACGGCGCAATGAGGCGGCGAAGGCGGCGCTTGCAGCCGGTCTCTCGCTGAACAGCGCCGCTGCGAGGGTCGAGACAGCTGTTCGCGGTGGCATCCAGAGCGGGCGCTCACTGGCAGCAATCGCGGCCGCCTCCCAGGCCAGAGCTGAGGCCATCGCGCTCGGCGTGGACATCGGGACGGCAACGCGACGCGGGCTCGAAGCCACGGCCGAGATGGTCCGCTCGAGTCGGATCGCCAACAACTTCGCCAAGCGCTGGTTAAAGGCCGCGCAGGACTCAGAGGCGTCGTCGGCAGCAAAGGCGGCGCGGTCCGCCAACAAGACGACCACCAACTGGGTCCGTCTCATCGGCAGCACCGAAGGCGCAACCGCCTACAACTCAGGGCGACTCTCCGAAGCCCGAAAGATTCTCCCCGAGCAGCTCGTCCAGCGCGTTTGGGATGCCGACCACTGCAAGAACATGTGCAGTCGGTGCGGCGACGCTGACGGCACAATCGTTGGACTCCGTGAGTCGTTCCCCGAGGGTGAACCTGGCTCCGTCCATCCGCGCTGCCATTGCACTTTCAGTCTCGTTTGGATTGAGCGCTCTCGTCAGGAAGTAGCAGCATGAAGACCTGTTCAATCTGCGGCACCAAAGCCGACAGCAACGCGGTGACGTGCTCGGCCTGCGGCGAGGGGTCGTTCACGGTGAGTGCATCGCAGGCGGCTAAGCCTCCGCCAGCCGTCGCGACTGCTCCCGCTGACAACGGTCTCGGCTCCGGATCGCGTGAACCACCTGCGCCCGATGTCGCCGCGCCGTCCGTGCAACGCAACCCGAAGCGCGGTCGATGATCCGCAAACTCTTCAGCATCACAGGCACGTCGCCGGCCGCGGCAGGCACGGCCATTGTGGGCAGCTCAATCCGTGGCCTCCAGGCCTACGACTGGTTCACGATCGACGCGGCGCTCGTCGGCGCGACAGGCGGAACCCTCGACGTCTACCTGCAGAAGCAGATCGCCACTGATGCCGAGGTGACGGGCGGAGTTTGGGCCGATTGGCTCCACTTCACCCAGCTCGCCGCTGGCGCCGCCGCAATCAAGTACTCCCTCCAGGCGAACTCCGACAAGACGATCCTGACCGTCGCTCACGCGACCGATGCGTCTGCGGGGACGCCCGTTCTGGCCAGCGGCTCCTACGTCGGCGGACATCCAGGCGGCGCGCTCCGATGCGTGTGTGTTGCTGGTGCCAGCACGTCAGCGGGTGCCGCAGTGGCTGTCTACATTCAAGCCTTCACGACGCAGGCCAGGTGATGGGTTCCGGGGTCTCGCGCGTGCTCGACGACGACGGGCAAGCGAGCAGCTTTACGTTCCAGATTGGCGCCATGGAGGCGGCCGATCCGCAGCCGAGCCCGACGCGAGAGCCCATGGCTCACGCTGCGCGTCTCGCTCCAATCGCGCGGCCAGCTCCCGTTGCCTCGGCTCGATCAGCATCCGACGCGACCGTTCTCACGGCGGCTCAACTCATCTCCCAACTCAAGGCCCGTCTCCGCGTTGTCGAACGCGAGATCAGGGCGCGCAAGACGCTCGAATCCGAGCGCGGACAACTCAAGCGGCTCATCGACGCCGCCCTCACCGAACGCGACAACGTGCGGCGCCTTCGCTCCGCCGGCTGAGCAAACAGGAACACAAGAACTATGGCGACAATCGCAGGCACCATTCGCGGCATCACTCTCGTCAGCAAGGCCTTCCAGGCCGCTGGCACCACCACCAAGGATCTGACCGAGGTCTGGCTGGTGACGGCCGACTTCGCGGCTTATAGCGGCTCCGCGGACACCGCGTCCCTGGCTGCCGTTGGCGCCGCAATCAGCGCGCGAGCGCGCGACGGCAAGACCCGCGTGCTCAAGTGGGGCGCCCCGGCGTTCTCGGGCGCGGACACTGCCAACCAGGCCGTCGACTTCTGCGGCACCTCCGTCGCTGCGCTGACCATCTCGACCGACGACTTCACGGGCGAGCTCTGCGACATCAACACCGTCAGCACTGAGATCACCACGACTACGGCCACGCTCGGCGTCGGCATCATGGTCGGCGTCATCGTCACCTGATGTCCAATCTCGTCATCGAGCCCGCCGAGGGCATGGTCGCTCTCGAGTTTCTCGACGACGCGAAGCAGGAGACCACTCGGCCCAACTACGACGCGCCGAGTGGTCTCCTGC